CCTATGATGTTAAGTATTACTATTCAGATGGCACAGATGAAACTATACAAAAATCAGGACAAGATAACTCTGATTTCTCTACTATGTACGATAGCTTTTATAAATCATTTACTGATTACAACAATGATGAAGCTAACACAGATAAATTTATTACAAAGTTTGAAGTTACATTATCTGATATATCTGTATTAGATACACTATACTGGCAGTATGCTGATATACCTGTTACAACAACATCTAGTACGACAACAACTTCTAGCACCACATCAACGACTACTACCACGACTACAACTACGACTACGACTACTACAACGCTACCTAAAGCGAAAGATGTCGTGGAAGATGGTATCACTACCTATCTTGCTTGGGATAAAGATGGTTGTGAACACCCTAACAACCCACTTTCGTACAAACAATACCTTGAAGCAGTAGAAAGTGGAGATTGGTTTGGTTATCAGTCTGGTGATTGTAGTGAACCTATTGTCGTGGAACAACGACTACAACTATACCTCCAACAGAAGAAGAATTAAATTTTTTAGAAACAGGTATATACGAAACTGACAAAGAGAGAGCAGACAGAGAAGAAGCTGAACGCCTTGAAGCTGAAAAAGAAGCTGAGATAAAAGATGAAATAGAAGAACTAGATTTAGATATACCTGAAGAAGAAGTAGAAGAGTTTGTAGAAGTAGTTAAAGAAGTAGAAGAGTTTGTAGAATCTATTGTTATAGAAGAAGAAGTTATTGAAATACCTAAAGAAATAGTTATTATTATAGAAGAACCAGAAATAGAGGAGGAAGAAGATAATGAGACAGAGGAAATCCTACTGGAACCAAAAGAAGAAACAGAAGAACTTAAAAGGGAAGATGTACAAGATCTTGTAGAACTTACAGAAGAAGAAGTAGCTGTAGAGGTTGCTGAAGTAGAAGATATTGTAGAAGAGATTATAGAAGTTGAGGTAGAAGAACTTGAAACAGAACAAGTTATCGAAGTACTTGAAGAAGTTGCTGATGTCGGAGTGGAAAATCTTACAGAAGTTAGCGAAGATGTACTTGAAGTTGTAAGTCAAGTTGTAGAGGAGGCAATAGAAGATGTTGAAGTCCTTACGCAGGAACAAGTTGAAGTTGTTGCTGAAGTATTACAAGTTGAAACTGAAGATGTTGCTATCATTGCAGAAGCTGTTGAATCAGACGAAGCAGTAGCTGAAGCTGTAGAAGAATACGTAGAACGTGCAGTAGAAAACGCTGATGTCGAAGATTACACACTTGCAGATGTAGTCACAGAAGTACAAACAGAACAATTTTTAGAAGATCCAATAGGCGCATTTACTGATATAGATTTATCAAACATTGATCTTTCTTCTATCAATAATGACATGACATCAGATCAAAAAGAAAAAGCACAAGAAGTTGTAGTTCCAGTAATCATAGCTTCGCAAATTGTAGCTAGTGTCCAAGTAGTACCAGTTAGAATAAGACGTAGGTTATGAAGTACGTTAAAAAATTAATTAATTGGATAAAAGAAATACTTAAAGAGACAATAGCGCAAACGTTTACACTCTTAGGTTTTTTTATAGCATGGCTTACATTGACTGGAACAGCAAAAGATATTGTAGGTATTGCTATAATAATAAGTACAGTCCTATGGTTATTAACCATAGGATTACGTAAAGATAGTGATGAGAAACCATCACAGAAAGCGAGCAGATAATGGCATACGGATACGGTATGAAAAAACCAAAAAAGAAAAAGAAATCTAAACGTAAAAAGAAGTAATTATGGGTATGGGAGTAAAGCATTACCTAAAATCAGGTAAAGTTTATAAAGGTAAATATCATAAAATGCCTAACGGTCAATTACACAGTGGTGCAAGTCATAGCAAAACATCTAAAAGACTATATCACTATGGTGAATTGTCTAAAAAAGCAAAAGTAACAGCAAAAAAAAGTTGGAAAAAATGACTATTACTTACAGAGGAGAAAAGTTTTCTGGTTACAATAAACCTAAGAGAACTCCTGGACATAAGACTAAGTCACACGCAGTGCTTGCAAAGTCTGGTGACAAAGTTAAGCTAATTAGATTCGGACAGAAGGGTGTTAGCGGTGCAGGTAAAAAACAAGACGCAAAGAGTAAAGCAAGACGTAAGTCCTTTAAGGCAAGACATGCTAAGAATATAGCAAAAGGTAAAATGTCAGCAGCTTATTGGGCTAACAAAACAAAGTGGCAGTAGATGTGTAAATGCAAGATACTATGTTGTGCATGTAAGCTACACTGTAATACATGGAGTGATAATGCCTTATAGCAAAAAACAAATGAAGATAGCAAGAATGGCACCACCACGTAATAAGATTACAGGTGCAGACTTCGCTATGTTAAAACAAAAGAAGAAGAAAAATGGCAAAAAAAAGTAAACCTATTTGGGATAAACCAAGACCAAAAGGTTTAGGTAAACCTAAAAAACTTACACCTGCACAAAAAGCTAAAGCAAAAGCTAGAGCAAAAGCTAATGGTCGTAAGTATCCTAATATGGTTGACAACATCTGGGCTTCACAGAGGTAATTTACGAAAGTATCTTGTCCTAAGTGTGACAAACCATTGGAAGTTTCAATGGATAATTTATATTTAAACTGCACAAATCCTAAATGCAAGGACTATAATAGGAAGAAATGAAATTACAGGTCGTACGCACACAGTTTGGATTAGACGCAACTAATGGTCTGTTGTTTATAGACGGTAAGTTTGAATGTTTTACACTAGAAGATCAATATCAAGCTGTTAAAGTAGCTGCAGAGACAGCAATACCAGAAGGTACATACAAGATTACATTAAGAACTGTTGGAGGTTTTCACTCCAAGTACCTTAAACGCTACTCATTTCATAAGGGTATGTTGTGGGTAAGAGATGTACCTGGATTTGAATACATACTTATACATACAGGCAATACTGATGAGCATACTGCAGGTTGCTTACTTGTAGGAGAAACACAACAAGATTTAGATAAAGGCAAAGACGGTTTTATTGGTGGATCTGGTGACGCATATAAAAAAATGTACATGAAGGTATTACCTAAGCTACTTAGTGGTGAAGAAGTCACAATAGAATATTCACAGATAAATTTAGATGGTGCTGACGCACCGCAACAAAGTTCTGATAAGGATATGCTCAGTGCTATACACGAAAAGGTGACACGCATTGACGCTAAACTTAGAGGAAAACCAATAATATAGACTGGAGATAATATGAGTGACGAACTCAAAGCACTTATTGAGAAAGTTGTTTGGACATTTGTAGAAGCATTTGGTTCTGCTTTACTTGTTGGTCCTGCAATGAACTTAGATATTACAGCTATCCAAGCTGCAGCAATCGCAGGTGGTGGATCAGTAATAGTTGTACTAAAAGAGTATGCAAAAAAACAACTCGCAGGTAAGTAAACTTACTGCAACCCAACAGGACGTAGCACACAACGAAACAAAAGATACACCTAATCACCCTAACGGTTGGGAACCTGGTGTAGAATTTAATTACAAAACTAAGACAGGCACAATAACTACAAGAGCTATGGACAATGCTAGTCCAGAGTTTAATGACCTTCTTAGATCGTGGGGATTCGATCCTGATAAATATTCAATCTTAAATGACACTATACGTGTTAGCACGTGGGATATGAACATGGGAAAAGGAGACGTGCAACAAGCATGGGCATATAAAGCACAGATAGTTTATAAAGAACATGCACTAGACAAAGAAGATTATGATCGTATATCTAAATGGATACAAACATACAAGCGTAAAGCTAAACCTAAAGTAACAAAACCTAAAGCTAGTTTCTTTGTTGCTATATCTGATTTACAGTTAGGCAAGCGTGATGGCGGTGGTACTGAAGCTATAGTCAATAGATTCTTAGACAAGATAGATACAGTACGTGATCGTTATAACTTTTTACGTAAAGCAGGAGTGCAGCTAGATCAGTTAACAGTCGTAGGACTTGGTGATATAGTCGAAGGGTGCGTAGGCTTCTATCCACAAGCAATGGGACCTAATGGCGTAGAGCTTGATTATCGAAATCAAATGAAGTTAGCAAGGAGACTTATTGCAAAAGCATTAGTTGAATGGTCAAGAGACTTTGATGTTGTAGTTGTAGGTGCAGTACCAGGTAATCACGGTACTAAAAGAATTGCAAAGAACATAGCACCAACAGGTGAGATGGACAACTATGACATAGAAGTGTTTGAACAGATAGCAGAGATATTTGCAGACAAACCACAATACAAACACATAAAGTTTGTTATACCTGACGAACCACATCTATCACTTAATGTATGCGGTACAAACATGTCCTTTACTCATGGACATCTTGCAGGATATAGTGGCACAGTAGAAAACAAGCTGATGAATTGGTGGAAGAACCAAACATTCGGTGGCTTCCATGCAGGATCCAGTGACATTCTTGTCACAGGTCATTACCATCATCACCGTGAATTGCATGATGGACGCACCTGGATACAAGTACCTAGCTTAGATGAATCAACATGGTTTGAGCAGCAAGCAGGCAAGAAAACTAAACAAGGTGTAATGACTATGGTTGTAGATAAAAACGGTCACAACAATAAAGAGATAGTATAATAAGATCAGTATAAGAGCAGCTTAATCATGTACTATGATTGAAGTAATTCTTATCTTTCATAAGCAAAGCGGACTCACAGGTCCGCTTTACTTTTAATTGGGAAGGAGTTGTCTTTCGTTATGACACGTAAGATAACTATATCCACAGATTACTGCATGCTATAATAGTTGTCAAGTCAATTCATTGGTCAGAGGTTTCCTCCTTTACTCTGATCCTTGACACCAGGTCAGTTTACTTCGATCTGGTGTTTTTTACAAAAATCTTTACGATTCTATAAATTTGTTCTATAATTATATTGGGAGGTAGTAATGACTGCAATTTATACTACGTTTGAAATTGATTTATTTGCTGAATTAAAACAATCAGTTGGTGAAACTGGTAGGGGATTCGTTGTTATATACAAAAGCAATCCTAAATATATAGACAGCATTAGTGAGTTAAGAGATTGGTTACATAAGAATGGTTTATATATACATTCTTTTGAGAACTATAACAATGTAATACACTACGTATTTGTACGTTCCGAACGTGGCGGCGATTAGATTATGAATCTATTTACAAGTCAAAAGGAGATGAAGAAGTGGGCGGTAGCTATGGCTAACGCATGCGGTGGACAAGAAGTGTCACAGACATCTATTAAACTAAATAAAATAAATCCTAAAAAGGTTCAAGAACTTACAGAAAAGTTTGTTAATGATTACAACGAAATGATGTATTCATCTATGGCACTAGACGACAAGGAAGAAGAATGAGCGCACCTGATCCTATGGACAGAGATGTAAGAGTTATGTTTACTGACAACAGTACACGTGATTACATAGTTACTGCAAGTAATGTTAACGAAGCAGAAGAAGTTTTTGATTTAATATTTAATCACATGGAACAAAGTGTAAATGATTTACTTAAACAATATAGTGTTGGTAAAAAAACTAAAGTGTGGGTAGAATACCAATTAGATAGTCATAAGTATATGACGGAGGAGGATAACGACTGATGGCGTGGCAAGATGAATACGATCAAGTAGAGGATAGACTAAAAAAGTTTTGGAAAGATAATCCTAACGGAAGAATTAGCACGAAAATTACACATGTAAGTGAAGATTTCAAGAACGCAATACATATATGCGAAGTATATAAAGATATTGCAGATGAATATCCTGTAGCAACAGGTATTGCACAAGACCAACATGGTCCAGTTGGTGCAAACAAAACTTCCTGGATAGAAAATGGTGAGACATCAGCTATTGGTAGAGCATTAGCTAACTGGATTTATGC